TCTGAATTGTTTCTTCTGCAATAAACCAATGCAAAACGCCTTTGACTTGATCATTGCCACAATACAAAAGTGGCTTATAAGTTGCGCCGACAAGTCCCTCTGTGTCAAGTGTCGCCCATGCACTCGCCGCCTCTTGCGGCATCGTTTTCAATCCCTCAAAATTTGCCAATTCAATTTTTCCAAACATTAAAAAAACCTCCTCAATTAAAATTAAATTATGCTTTCATCTGCAAAACTTGAACTGCTTCCGGCAAAACTAAAACGCCGTCCACACGCTCTGACATCAAAAAGCCTGTGACAAAACTCGGCGCGTAAACTTCATTCAGTTGCTGAAATGTTCTTGTTCCCCTGTCACCGATATTGTAATAGGAAATGTCGCCGAATACTGCAACTTTAGCCTCTGCCTCAATCGTCGGCATATATGCGCTTGTGTAGATTGGGTAACCAAGTAAGCGATCCGGTTCTCCTGCCGCAAATGAAGGTTGCCACAAATAATTTTGCGTCGTATCTTTCAACTTACGCACTGCCGCCATTGTACTATCATTGACAATAAAACTTGCATTTTTGCGGTATGGTCTTTTCAAGCTGTAAACAAGATTTATAATTTCGTCGCTCGTGATAGCCGTTGCTGAATTGGTTGTAACTCCAATTTGCGCGTCGGTCAAAAGTCCTGTCGGCTGATTTGTTCCGGTGCCATTCAAAAATTTATCTTCTTCGGCGTTTGAAATTGCCTTTCCGAATTGGTCAAGAATGTATGTTTCAAGATTGAACATTGAATCAGCAAGCAATTCATTTGTCACCTGAACACCGACTGCCAACTTATACGCCTTCAAAGATTTTTGATTGAAAGTAGCGTTGCTGAAAGTTATCTGTTGTCCCTCTGACAACCACGCAGCGGCAGGTTTTGTTGCCGCTATTGTTATTTCGTGTTCGCCTGTTGTCGTTATGCTTGTTCCTAACTTACGCATAATATTTTCTTCGTCAAGCGTATCAATCAATCTTGAATCCCATTCAGTCGGCACTAAATAACCGCCGTCCGCCGCAACGCCTTCTTGCATAATGTTGAAAGTCTGCTTGAACTTACTGCGAATTACATTCAACGCCGCTTTTCTGTATTCTTCGCTTGCTCTGCCTGTCTTGACTTCAAAATTATTTTGCGGATTGTTCAAAACAGGTTGGGTGGTCGGCAATGCAAATTTGCTCTCCATTGTCGCTTGACGCTGATAACGCTCGATATTTTTTGACAATTCGGCAAGTTCACTTTCCATTTTGTCATAAGTTGCCGCATCCTCTGCTGAAATTTTGCCGTCTTTGTCGGTTCTTTCATCAAGAAAATTTTTAGCTTCATTCCACAAAGTGGCGCGTTTCTCGATAAGTTTTTCTAAATCTGCCATTTCTTTTTTCCTCCTCAATGTGTAATTAACTTCAATCTTTTCTGCAAATGCATTGCGTCAACAAGATTTTCTGTAGCCTTTTTCTGTGGAAAATGCTTTTTAAATCTGTCTAACAAAGAATTTACAGCTTGTTTGCTTGAATACATTTCCGCCGTCAATTCCTCGACTTCAATTTTTTCATCGTCGAACAAAATTTTATCGGCAAAATGTAACTCAACTGCTTTTTTTGCATTCATATAGGTTTCTGCGTCCATCAATTCCGCAATTTTATCTCTCGACAATTTAGTTTTGAGTTCGTACGCAGAAATGACTGATTCTTTAATTTCGGCTAAATATTCCGCCGCGTGAATCATATCTTTTTCATCGCCGCTTACCCAATCTAAATAGGGATTGTGAACGCACAAAATAGCTAATGGTGAAACTTCAACTGTATCACCTGCACAAGCTATTATTGTTGCCGCACTCGCCGCGTATGAAGGTATTCTGACTATGATTTTTCCGCCGGAATATTCTTTCAGCATTGAATAAATTTCTGATGCCGCAAAAATATTTCCGCCCGGGCTGGTAATGTAAATTAAAATATCTCCGTCGCTTGCTTGAAGTTCTTCCCTGAACTCTTTCGGCGTTGTTAAATTGTCGTCAATATCCCATTTCCAATCATCAATAACGCCGTCAATTCGCAAAATTCGCAATGTGTTTTCATCGTCGGTTAAATTTTTTGTCCACTTCCAAAATTTATTTTTCATCTGTATCACCTGCCTTTTTTATTGCATTAAAAAAACCGCTCGATTTAAAGCGGTGTCTATTGAAAAGTTAAGCCCCAACAGTTATAATGTTCCTGCTAAGTAAACAAAAACCGCTGGGGTATTTGCATTTTATCAGCCCTGCGGTTCAATGTCAAATTGAAAGGTCTGATTTTTATGCAAAACCCTGAACTTGTTAAAAAACTTATTGCTGAACTCAAAACTTGTACCACCAACGACTTTGAACTTCATCGCGTTGAAGTCCTTGAAAAAGATTTGCTTGAAGGTCTTCCCGTCGTTGAAGTCATTGACGACACGCATCAGCGTTTTAATGGTGTTACTTTCTGTAAAAATGAACACGGGCATTATCATAAAAATTGTAATTTACATCGTACGGTTTACGCATATTATTATGGTGAAATTCCTGAAGGCTATCACATTCATCATAAAGACTTCAATAAAAATAACAATGAAATTCAAAATCTGCAAGCGTTGACAAATCAAGATCATCAAAAATTGCACGCTAATACAAAAATTTTTAAAGAGTTTACTTGTTGTCAATGTGGCAATAAATTCTTTGCTGCCAATACTAACGCTCGTTTTTGTTCAAAAAAATGCGAAGGTCGCGCTTATAAGCATTCGGAAAATACTCAAGAAACTAGGCAATGTGTTATTTGTGGAAAAATTTACTCAACCTATAAATACAACAACACTAAGACTTGTTCTAAAGAATGTAAGCACATATTATCCGGCAAAACAAATGCACATTACGAACATAAAAAAATTTGTCCTATTTGTGGAAAAATTTTCTACACCTCTAAACATCCAAAAACTTTATGTTGTTCTCGCGCTTGTGGAGCTAAATTGCGCCAACAAAATCATAAATGAATTTTAAAAATTCATTCGGCGGCTTGTGTCGTCGTTTTTTTATTTTCATAAGCCGCGCCTGCTTGTTGCAGTTTCATAAAGTTGCCATTCACAATATGCAAATTGCCGCCTTCTTCATCGCTTACAGGATTTAAATCCTCAAATTCGCGGACATCGTTTATTGACATAACACCGTGTTGAATCAGCTTGCAATAGCCTTCAACTCTGCTTGAATAGTCGCCTCTTAAAAGTCCGTCAACATTGAACTTGATAAAATATTTATTTCGCTCTGACGGCAACAACAAAGTTTTATTTAAAGTTTGCTCCCACCGTACAAGCCACGGCGTTAAGGTGTATTTGACATATTCAAGTGACTGTTGCTCGATATTATTAAAAGTCGCACGATCCAATTCATTCAAAAAATGCAACGGAATACGAAATATTCTTGCTATCTCGGCTATCTGAAATTTTCGCGAATCAATGAACTGCGCATCGTCTGGAGGTATTGAAATTTTTTCAAAGGTTACACCTTCTTCAAGCACAGGAACTTTACCGACGTTTTCACTGCCTCCGTAAATTTTTTGCCAACTTTCGCTAAGTTTTTGCGGATTTTTCAAAACGCCCGGATGTTTTAAAATTCCACTCGGACGCGCTCCATTTTCAAAAAATTTTGCTCCAAATTCTTCAACAGCTAAAGTTGTGCCTATTGCATTTCTCGCCATTGCTATCGGTGAAAATCCTATCAAGCCGTTAAATCCCAGTCCGTGAATATGCAGAATATCTTTCGCAGGAAATATAATCTGAAATTCTTTTTTGTCCTGTGATTTTTCTCCGCCGTTTCTTGTGTACCGATAATAAATTTTTCCGTCGTCGTCTCTTTCAACCGACATTTGATTAGGCATCAAAGGATACAATCCAATGACGCGCCCCAGTCCGTCGCGTAAAATCTGCGCGTATGAGTTACCCCACAAAAGTAAATGAGCTACTGAAGTTTCTCGAAATGTGAAACTTGTCATTTCATCATTCGGCGCATCGTGCAACAAAAAATATAACGCGTGATTTATTGCCTTTTCTTTGCCGCCGTCTTTGTATTGGTAAACGTGCAACGGTAAACTTGCTATTGATTCTGCAATTATTCTGACACAAGCATAAACCGCCGTGCATTGTAATGCCGAATTTTCATTTACAAATTTTCCGCTTGCTGACTTTCCAAAAAAGAATGGAAAACCGCTGTACCGATACAAATTATTTGTCGGCGGTTTATCCCTTGAAAATTTTCCCTTCAACCATTCAAACACTTTCAATTTTCTTTCCTCCAGTGAAAATTTTATTCAGAATCATACTCGCCTAAAATCTCCCAAAATTTTATCAATTCTTCATTGTCGGCGAATTTTGCCAAAACAATTTCATTTTCTTTTGTCGTGAAGAAATAATTTCTTTGTGCAAAATCCATTTTTAAATTTTTGTCGATTAAATAAACTCCCGTGAGTGTTGTCTCGCCGTTTTTAATTGCGTCAATCAATCCTAATTTCACAGCCTCTTTAGCCGTGATTTTTCTCAAAGGAATATCAATCACTGAAAAAACCTCCAATAAAAAAACCGCTCTAAGCGGCTAAATAAAAATCAGTCCTCTTTCATCGTAAACGCTTGACGTTGAAACATTTCCCACACGGATAGCCCTATCAAGTGCCATAACTAAAGCAACTATACCGTCAATTTTTTCTGTAGATTTTTTCTTGCTCGGTTTTATGTTGCCTGCAGAATCAGTTTCGACAAAAACATTGTCTGCCATCCAACGCAATACAGGATTTCCCCCGTGCGCTATTCGACGCTCCAAAACTAAATTCATAAGCTCTTTAGTTGGTGCTGACATTGAACTATATCCCTGTCCGAATTGCGCCATTGTAAAGCCCATTTCTTCAAGATTCTGCGTTATTTGTGTTGCATTCCAGCGGTCTATTGCAATTTCTTGAATGTTGAATTGTTCGCCCAGATTTTCAATAAATTTTTCAATAAAACTGTAATGAATTACCGCGCCTTCTGTCGTTTGCAAATATCCTTGTCTTTGCCATAAGTCATAAGGCACATGGTCGCGCCTAACTCGCAGGTCTAAAGTTTCTTCAGGCAACCAAAAATAACTTAATACTTGGTATTTGTCGCCTTCATACTCCGACGGAAAAACCAATGTAAACGCCGTTATGTCTGTTGTTGTCGATAAGTCTAAACCGCCGAAACAAATTCTGCCTTTCAAACTTTCAGCGTCAACAGCGAAGTTACAAGCGTCCCATTTGTGCATCGGCATCCATCGTATATCTTGTTTTACCCACTGATTTAATCGCAGTTGCCGAAATGAATTTTCCTCCGCCGGATTTTGTTTTGCAGAATCACACGCCGCCTGAACTTTTTCAATATCGACTGTCACGCCCAGCGAAGGATTAACACGCCGCCACACTTCGGGACTTGTCCAATCTTCATTTTCTCCTGCTGAATAAATTACAGGATAAAAAGTAGTATCGACTTTGCGCCCCTCAATAATATCTACTGCTTTTTGATGCGTTTCATAACCTATTGAATTTACGTCATTTCCTGCCGTCGTTATCAAAAAATAAAGTGTTTGGGTTCTTGCGTCGCCACTCGATTTTGTCATAACGTCGAAAAGTTTTCTGTTCGGTTGAACGTGCAATTCATCAAAAACAACTCCGCTGATATTAAAACCGTGTTTACTGTATGCCTCTGCTGATAAAACTTGATAAACGCTGTTTGTCGGCAGATAGACAATTTTTTTTGCAGCCGTCAAAATTTTTGTCCTTCTGGCAAGCGGAGGGCAATTTCTTATCATATCGGCGGCAACTTCAAAAACAATACTTGCTTGCTGTCTGTTTCCTGCACAACCGTAAACTTCGGCTCTTTCCTCGCCGTCTGCACAAAGTAAAAATAAGGCAATTCCTGCCGACAACTCTGATTTACCGTTCTTTTTGGGCACTTCTATATATGCCGTGTTGAACTGTCTGAATCCATTCGGTTTTAAAATTCCGAAAAGGTCACGAATAATTTTTTCTTGCCAATCCATTAACTCAAAAGGTTTACCTGCCCATATTCCTTTTGTATGTGTTAAATTTTCGATAAATGCAACAGCGAAGTCCGCCGCCTCTTTGTCATAGTGCGAAGTTTCCGCCATAAGTTTTGTCGGCGTGTAATTATTTAATTTGCGCACATTTACCTCCGTAAAAAAACACTCGATTTAAAGCGGTGTCTATTGAAAAGTTAAGCCCCAACAGTTATAATGTCACCGTCGAAAGTAAACAAAATAAACCGCTGGGGTTCTTGCATTCTATCAGCCCAGCTGTTCAATGTCAAATTGAAAGGTCTGATTTTTATGCAAAACCCTGAACTTGTTCAAAAACTTATTGCTGAACTCAAAACTTGTACCACCAATGACTTTGAACTCCATCGCGTTGAAGTTCTCGAAAAAGATTTGCTTGAAGGTCTTCCCGTCGTTGAAGTCATTGACGACACTCACCAAAAATTTAACGGCGTTGTGTATAGAAAAGGTAATCAAGGACATTTCAAAAACAGCAGCTATGCTATTCATCGCGCTGTTTATGAATATTACTGTGGTTACATTCCTACAGGAAATTATAATATTCATCACAAGGATTTAAACAAAGAAAATAACTCCGTTGAAAATCTTCAACTTCTTACAAGTTCTGAACATCAAAAACTTCATAATGAAATTGAACGTGAAAATCATCGGCGAATCTGCCCTATTTGTGGCAAAACTTTTATTTACAAAAATGGTA